GACCCCATCATTTAAGCCTTTTGCCGTCCAAAATAACGCCGTCGTAGGAGAAGACGATGAAGAGTATCCGTATGATCATATAGATAGATTAAATTTACAAGGTGGAGATTTTGGGGTAGAAATAATTGGTCCCCGTAGAAACAATCAAGAAACAATAGGGCAATTATACCAACAGGGGGCGCAAACTGGGCCTGTATCAGAGCCTCCCAGAGATATTCCTAATAAAGCATCTAAAATGTCATCTAAAAAATTCTTGTCTGAGTGGTCCAAAGAGGCGGGGTCTATTAAGAAGTAATTCTTATGCGTAAATCTCAAAAGTGCCCCTCTTTTGAGGAGAGCATAGATCTTATAGATAATGAGCTTAATAAGCGACGAGGCAAATGGACCCTGTCGGCATTATCCTATATCGATTATGATGACGTGGCCCAAATAATAAGATTACATATCTGGAAAAAGTGGGACATGTGGGATTGTTCTAAGCCCCTCATACCATGGATTAGCGTAATTATTTCCCATCAAATCAGTAATTTAATCAGGAACCATTACAGCAATTATTCAAAACCATGTTCAAAATGTGAGGCTGCTGAAGGGAATGATGGATGTAAAATCTATGGTCAACAATGCGCGGATTGTCCATGGTATGCAGAATGGACCAAAAAGAAGGCCTATGCCCAACAAATTAAAATGCCCGTAGCATTAGAAAATCACGCCCATGAAATAGCTGAAATGCCCGTCGAATCTGACGACATTTTGGCAAATATGGAATTGGTTCACGTCAAAGCAAAAGAAATTCTCAAGCCTTCTGAATATCTAATCTATGAAGGGCTATTTATTCTCCATGAGTCAGAAGAGCAAGTAGCCAAAAAAGCAGGATATATTTCTAACGAAAAGGGAAGGCGGGCTGGATATCGTCAAATTATTAATGTGAAAAACATTATTATCGAAAAGATAAAAAAAGCTTTTAAGGAGGAAAAAGACCCATTATGAGTGTTTCTAAAGACTACACGCTGACTCCCGAGCAAGAATCCAAAATGTTAAATTTTTGGCGACAAGATCCCTTGGTCCCTCCCGCCTTGGATAAATTAACGCAACATGTTTTTGACAATCCAGAATTAGATGGAAGATCGAACGAGGGAAAAGCTATTAAAAGGGCGCTTGCAAAACACCATTTACAAGTCACCACCAAAACAAAATATGCCCCAGTTAGCGGAATCACCGACCTAACTGAAGAGCAGAAAGAATTTATCCGTGGTAATGCTAATACCATGAATTCAATTGAGTTGGCTCAAGAGCTAATGGGAGACACTAAAGGGCGTCCATTTAATGGTAATGACGCCGAGGTAAGGTTAATTAAAGAGTTTATTAAGACTTTAGATACTCGGGCGAGGGTCGTATCTGACGACCATATCCCATCAGGCCTTTATCGCCCCCCTAAGCGTTTAGAAGAGGCCTTAACTCGGGTCAACAAATATATCGATTACGTAGGAGATTTTCGGGCTCTTAATGCTGGCCAGAAAAGAAATTTAAATGCCCTTATTGGATATCTGCATACTCATCGCTTTGCTCGGCAAATTAATAGTTATGACTCTGTTGATGATAGAAATTCCATGGAGGACGCTTTTATACGATATACTTACGACAAGTATGATTTAACTCAGGAAGAGGTCGACGAATATATAGTATTAGCAACGGAAGTTGTGATGGGCTTTACCATTCAGCGCCGAAGTGAAGCCCTTCAAAGACAATTAGATTCTATTACTAACAACGACCCAGAACATGCTCGCATCTCCATGAGTTTAGTTGAAGCTATTGGCAAGGCTCAAGGAGAATATAATCAATGCGTTCAGCGCCAACAAAAACTTCTACAATCCTTAAAGCAGAAGCGGTCTGACAGGCTTTCTAAACAAATGTCTGATAATGCCAGTATTTTGAATCTAATTGAGTTGTGGAGGCAAGAAGAGTCCAGACAGGATATGCTCAAAATAGCCGCCAAGGAACAAGAAGAAGTCTCCGAAGAGGTCGAAAGGCTCAAAAACATGAGCGATATTAAAGCTCGGATTTTAGGACTATCAGAAGAAGAGGCCAAATTTCTATGAAATGTTTAGAATGCCAAACAGAATTTCCTTCCGAGGCGTCATTGCATAGGCATTTGAAATCGCATAAGTTATCCGTGGCTTTTTATTATCAAAAGCACATGCCAAGACGCGATCTATTTACCAACGAGCTTATTCAGTTCAAGTCTAAGGAATACTATTTCAATACCGATTTTAATACTAAAGGAAATCTTAAAAAATGGTTGGAAAAATCTTCTCCATCCGAACAAAGAGAGTATATTACCCAGTATTTCCTCAAAAGGAAACAAAATAAAAATTTAGTATATACTCCTTGTCAAAATGAACTAAAAACCCTACCTATTCCAGGCATGGTATATCTTAATAAGCTGTTTGGAGATTATTATCAATGGGCCGACTCTTTAGGGTTTATTAATAAATATAGGGCTTATTCGTTAGACAAATCTTTAATTACAGATATATCTAATAAAGTCATCTTTGCTGATAAAAGGGAACAAAAACGTCTTGATTTCAATTTAACCACTCGTAATAAATCGATGAGCTTCGGCGATTATCGAATGGCTAATAGAGATATCTATATCGAAAGGAAGTCGGTAGCCGATCTTTGGGGCACGTTGACGATTGGTTATGAGAGATTTATACGAGAGATAGAAAGGGCTAAGGCCGCCAACTGCTATTTAGTCACCGTAGTAGAAGAGGCTCTTTCTGAAGTTTATAAATATCCTCACCGATGGCAAGTAAGACATAAAATCAAAATGTCGGCAGAAATTCCCCTGCATAATATGAGGGCGATTTGCCAAAATTATTCCCATACTCAGTTTGTCTTCGTCAAAGACAGAGAGACCGCCAGCAAAACAATAGAAAAGATTTTCTCAATTGGCGACCAATATAAATGGGCCGATTTGCAGTATTTATTAGATATAGGAGAATTATAATGTGGCATTGTCCTGATAAATACTCTAAGAAGATAATTGATGTTAATCAAGGCCTTCGCGAACTAAAGGGAGAACTGGATGATTTTCAAGCTAAAATAACTTTGGCGCAATTTCTATATCGAAATATCGGTTTTACGGTTAATTTACTAAGTGGAGTAGATCTATATCCCGACCAAATTATCATGCTTAAAGGCATGTTGCAGAAGAATTTTTGTTTAAACGTGTGGTCTCGTGGTCTTGGCAAAAGTTTTATTGCTGCCGTTTATTGCGTCTTACAATGTATTTTTGTCCCTAATACCAAAATTCTATTAGCTGGCCCTACCTTCCGAACCTCTCGTTTTATTTTTAATTATATCGAGTCAATGGTTCAAAAGAAGGAAAGCCAAATGCTTCTTGATGCCTTGGGCGAGCCCATGCGTCGAGCAGACGAATTTAAATGGAATATAGGAACTAGCACTATTACGGCAATTCCTTTGAACGGCGAAAAAATTCGTGGTCACAGAGCTAATGTTCTATTTATCGATGAGTTTTTGCTTATGTCAGAAGAGATGGTGGAAAAAGTTCTTATGCCCTTCTTAGCTGTCCCTCAAGATATAGCAGAACGCAAACAAATACGCAAAAAGGAAACCGAATTAATTAGAAAAGGGCTTATGACGGAACAAGACAGAAGAGTATTTAAGAACAAGTCGAAATTTATCGGCCTTTCTTCGGCCTCATTTACTTGTGAATATCTTTACAAGAAATATGAAGAATTCGTAAGGAATATTTATAGTGATACTATTGACGAAGAAGGAAATGAATATTTTATTAGCCAATTAGCCTTTGATGCCGTTAAAAATTACGAAGATCGAATAGAAAAAGGTATTACTAAGGCGGCGGCTACCGAAGCTAATTCAGCCAATTTTCAACGGGAATATGGGGCGCGATTTGTTGATGGGTCGGACTCATATTTCTCAATGAACAAGATGATCCAACAGACGATTAAGGATGGCGAAGAGCCCACTCTATTATTAAGGGGCCATAAAGATCGAAAATATATACTTTCTTTTGACCCCGTCGGCTCTAATTCTTCTCGTGGTGACGATTTCGGCATGACCGTTATCGAATTAGACGATAATTTAAAATCTGGAACTGTTGTCCACAATTATGCTGAGGCTGGCAAAGACTTAAAAGACCATATACGATAT